CCACGCTTTTCACCACTTTGTGCTGCTTCGTCGTCAGCACCAACACTGATACCTGACGGATCAACTCTACGAGTTACAATGCGACCTGAATATCTTGAATCTGTAGTGTCGTGCTTGATGTCGTGCTTGCGACCATGTTCAACAGATCCTTTTGGTGGTGTTTCCACTCTAGGCCGCTTGTGCGCTGTAAATGCATTGTCTTGACTGGCTTCATCCATCTCAGCATTGCGCCCACGGCCGCCACCAAGTGCTTTCTTCATTGCTTCGGCAGCAACGTCGCCTAGCATTTCGTCAACTTCTTTTTTGGCGCCGGCAATCTTGTCAGCGAAAGTGATCTTGTCTTTGGGTTCAGCAAGTGCAGCAAAACTCTTGGCCTTGGCTGGACTCATCTTTTCTTTGATCTGTTTGGGATTGGGTTCTGCGCCAGGCTTCATGCCAGTTTGTGGCATGCCCATTTTCTTTTGTAGGTTGCGAATCATGTCAGCATCACTACCATGGCCAATAGTATCCATGGCCTTGCCAGCTACTTTCTTGGCCATGCCGCCTACCTTGCGAGCCATGTCGCCCATGCCTTCGTCTACTTCTGTGTTGTCATACTTGTCGTATTTGTTGCGAACAGGATCCAGGGCCTTGCCTTCACGACCAGCCTTGGCCAAAGCTTCCATGCCTTGTTTGCCGTACTTTTCATAGCCCTTGGCAGCGCGGCTCATGTCACGCTCATTCAATTGTTTGTGCGTAGTTTCTGGCTTGGCACGAATAGCGTCTAGCTTATCGTTAAGTTTGTAGAAAAATGTCATTTTGATTTATCCTCTTGGGTTGGCGCCAGTAGTTGGCTTGGGTGGACGCTTGATATTGCTGATAGGACTCTTGGTACCTTGTGGCAATTCATTTGTGGTTTTAGCAGCAGGAGTTTTCCCGCCAGCTACTGTGAAATCTGAACGGTATGCATTTTTCAGCACCACGTGATCATGTGGCTCAGCACCGTAATCCTTCTTGAAATTCTTTTGCATTTGATCTGGCGCAGGAAGATCAGTGTCCTGCAACAGGTCCTTGTTTTGGTCTTGAATCTTTCGATTTTCGTCATCAAGGCTGTCTTCGTAAGGTGTAGTATTCATCACAATACGATTGGGATCAAGGTCCAGCAGCTGAGCCAGCTGTTTGATTTGCGGCTCAATTGCTGGATATCTAAATTCAACATCCACAATGTTGAGAGCCTGATTGGGAAAGGCCGGAAAGTCGGGAATGTTTTTTCGAACTGGGGTTGTCTTTAAGTTGCCCATCTTGACAACATCAAATTGAGAACATTTTTTCTCAAGTTCTTTGACAAAGCCAGCTGGAACATCTCCAACGATCTTGATGCGGTAAGAGTAGGTTTTTTCACTCTCAGCTAGGTATCTTGCAAATGGTTTCATGTTCGGTGTCCTGTTGTATATTTATTCTTTTTGTGCATTTTGATCTTTGCCCTTGCCAATAATACGATCCAACAAGTCATTGCGACTTAGTACCATCCCTGTGCCTTGCTGTATAGCACCTGATTCAGGTTCTGCCTTGGCATCCAGCACTGCCTGCTGTTGATCCAAGCGCATTTTCTTCATTTGCAGGTCAATCATCTTGAGCTTTTTGTCTAGTTTGGCTGTTTTTGCTGTGATAGCATGGCCCAGCATGTTTGATGCTACTGAAAATATTTCACTGGCAAATCTTGAGTCAACTTGCATGCCAAGATCTGTCAGATCTTTATATCCAGCAACCGCAAGTGATGCTAACTCATCCATTTCTTGATCGCTAGATTCTAATCCTCTAACCTGTGGTAATGCTGCTTCAACTTTATCAATTGCTTCGTCCAATGCCTGTAGTTGTTCTCGATTTTCTAATATTGATGGAACTGATGTGTTAATATCATCTTCGGTAGGAGGCAGGTCAAACAATTCCGCTAATTTTTTGGTCATACCATATTTACCGCTTTAGTAGCATAGGCCAAGAAGTCTTCACGATGCAACACTGAATATTTTACTTTGTCCCAAGACACACCCAATTGTTCCGATACTTTTAACTTGCTCAGTCCTGTATCATGTAATTCAATAATTTTTAAAGCAATCTCTAGATTTTTTTCTATATAGGTCGTCAATCTTGATTCCCTGTGAGCATCAGTCCAGGATTTTCCTTTTCTGGCCTTGGCATTTTTAAGACAGTTTTCAAGTCTGGTTTGTATTGCTTTTTCAGTCCAAGTTTTGCTTTTTTGATACTCTATAATTTTTGTTATCCTAGAATTATATTCCGGACTATTTTTGTCGACTGTAGAATTATACTTAATCAATGATTCTGAATGTTTTTTGCGTTTTTCCCCAGTCCATCCTTCTTTGATAGCGTCTGAGTGACATTTTTTAACATACTGATAGATCCTTGATGTAGGGACATATCTTCCTTTTCCAATGTTTTTTGCATTCATCAACATATTCAATGCATGTTTCATTTTAAATAAATCATTTCCGTTTGTCATTTTAGTTAATAAAAGGTGACAAATAAAATGTTCTCTCGGAGTTAATTTTACTATGTTTAAGTTTTTGTTATTGCCACCAAGAGATCGAGGAATAATATGATGTCTCTCAACATATATTTCGTCTGATAAAATTCTTGATTGAGCATTAGAAACAATATGATTATACCAATTGGTATACTTGTTTTGTAAATACATTGCTGGTGTCCTTCACGACGTTAGAGTAGTTGGGAACGCCAATTCCGCGAACTACACTTTTATTTACCTTTTCCATTATGGAAGAGTTGGTCTTCTGTTATGACTCGGAAGGTTATTCCTTGTTGCTTACACCACTTCTGAGCGGCTGCCCACTTACAGTAGTTGATGGCCACCACTGCACGGTCTCGACTGCTCATCTTTGACTCCACTACACTTTGTTTTTTGGGTTTGATTTCGATCAACTCAGCTCGTGTGGTATTGTTTCGAGTACGGTATGTTATAAGAAAATCAGGCACATAGATGGTTTGTTTGCCTGTTAGTGGATGTCGATAGGGAATTTGTATAGCTTCACTGGCCCACTGCAAGATGTTGTCGTTGGTGTCGCAAAACCTCATGAAGCTCAATTCCCAACCACTGCGATAACGCGGCTTCTTGGTACCAACATACTTTTCAGCATTTTGTATGTCGTAAAACCCTTGTGCCCATCTGGTCATTGTACTACGTTTCTAGCTGCGTAAAAATTTGAAGTTAGTGGCACGCCTACCCCCAACAAGGTTGCACGATTTCGAATTGAATTCAAGTAGTAGGCCAAGTTGAGATTTAAATTGACGCCGCTCTGTCCTTCAAACGATTTGAGCAAGTCCAGTGCCGGAATCTTGGTATCGTCGGCAACTTTAAAAAGACTCACTGTGAAGTTGCCAGCTGCCAGCTCTGTTTTCATCACACTCTTGAAGTAGCTGTACACAATGTCGTACTCAGCAGCAGGCACATTTACATCGTATTCATAGAAACTATCAAACACACGCACTGTTTGATCTATGTTGTAGTTTGTGTTGTTGATACTTGACATGATTAATTGGTATTAGGTGATTGTTTTGTCGGGAAGAACATACCGTTGCTCCGTCCTTGTGAAGGACGTGCGGCGCCAGTAATGGCTCCTTGAACAGCTTTTGTGCCCAGGGCTGTGGCTTCACTTGTGGCAATACTCTTGATGTTTTTGCCTTTGAAGGTGTTGTAGGCTGTTCCAGCTTTTTGTGCAGCACCAATAGCTCCTAACAATCCACCACTTTGTAAATCTTCCAAAATTCCCCCTCCAGCATCCAACAATCCGCCTTGACCAAACACTGATGCTGTTGATCCTGGACGACTGATTGGGCTGCGAGTTTGATCGTAGTGTGCTGGATCAGCAAATCCTTGTACGTTGGTATCAGGCCTGCTGCTGCCAATTGCACCAGCATAGTACTTGACTGTTTCATAGGCAATGGACATGCTGTTTTGCATGATGCCTGCGCCTTGTGAGTAGTCATACTGGTCGTGACTGAAGTTGGTGATCACCGGATTGATCAGTACATATTCAGCATACTTGTGTTGGTCCATGCCGTAGATTCTGATGTCTCTAAAGAATGGCGGCTTGCCAGTTGATGACAGGCTGCCAATATTGCCGTCTCTAAAGCTTTCGCCAATGTAGCCCCAGTCTGTGACTTGCCAGTCGTCGGCGTAGATGTCTCTAGAGTTGTAGCCAAATCCATTGGCACGGTTTTCACTGGCGCCGAAACTACCGTTCTGGTTGTTGGCCCCTAGATACTGTTGACTGGGATCTTTGTAGTAGTAGCTGTAATAGTTGTACCACATGTTGCGCACGTTGTCGCCAGCGTCGTCGTGAAACGTGATTGTTACTGGATCATAATTGATTTTTGTCTGTACAACTCTTTTACGATTGTATTGATTCAATGTTTCATTCGTGACTGTGTACTTGGGAAGATCAATAGTCTTGACAGTCAAGCTGATATTTTTAAGTTGGTCCTGGCCCATGGCAGCAGCCAGGGCTGGAATTTCTTTATAGTTGATTGTGAAACTGACGTGAAAGAGAAACTTGTAGCGGGGCTTTAATTCAAATGCATTGGTAGTAAAGGTTTTGCTTGCGTGACTGTAATCACGCAAGCTATCCACATTAGTAAAACCCTGCCAAAGCTGTTGTCCAAACGTTGGCATTGTTAGGTACCTTGTGTATTAGGCGCCTTGAGTTGCACCAGCGCCGGTTACAACATCACCAATGGTTCGACCAATAGCAGTGCCAACTCCAGCACCGTTAGGTGTCTGGTTAGCGTTATCGTAAGCAATTGACAGTTCAATTGTTACTGCTTCGTTTGTGCCGTAGTTCAAGTCACCGTAGTTTGCACCTTTGAGGTAGCAACCATACAGTTCCCAAGTTTCTAGCACCACTGGTGTTGCTGCACCGTTGCCACCGTCAAGAATTTCAATCTTGGTAGTAAACTTGTAGTCAATACCGGAAGCTGCTGAAGCCATTTCCAAGAAGTCCATTTGCTTTTGCAACTGTTCGCCTACCAGCTTGCTTACAGCACCGCTGGCATCGTCACGAACTGACACAGTAACATCAGCCCATGAATGGCGTCCTGCCAATTTCAATGTGCTGTTGTAGATGGGTAGTGTGATTTCTTCAAACGTCAAGTTAGGGCGGCCAGCGCTGACCACTTGCTTGGTTAATTCTGTTGTGGGCTTTGAAATACCCAGGTTTTCAAACATCACTCTAAAGCGATATTTGAGTTTAGGCATCAGCAAGCCTTGTACACTCGAGCTTTGGTCACTGGCCAAGGGTACTGTCATGCGTTGTAATGATGAAACTGCCATTTGTTATCTCCTATATGTTTATTTATCTGGATCAGGGGCCAACGAATTAGCCCCTTTTCAATTAAGCTGCTGCTCCAGAGATTTCACCAGTGTTCTTGATTCGCAGCGGAATATAGATAAATTCCACAGCTTTCACTGGTTCAATAGCAATGTCAACCCATAGCTCGTTTCGATCAATACGTGCAGGTGTGTTGTTGCTCAAGTCGCAAACTACTAGGTAGTCATAAATTGCTCGTTTAGCAATCAAATCAATCATCAAGCTGTTGCATGTGTTGGCAATTTCGTTACGAGTAATCTCGTCGTTGGGCTCAAACAAGTACAACTTACCAATTTCTTCCAGGCGTCCACGCAAGAACGCAACCAAGCGTGCCACGTTGATGCGATCAAGTGCGGTAGTTACTGCTCTAGAAGTCTTGTTACCAAAGTTGGTAATACCAACTCCAGGAATAAAGGTAATTGGGTTGATGTTGCGCAGATACAAGATATCACGAACACTTTGGCTCACGCTGATCTGTACAAATTCCCCTGTAGCAGAGTTGATGTAACCAATTGCTGTAGCATTGTCTACAACACCACGGCGTGTACCAGCTGGTGCCAACCATGGGTAGCTCACAGCATCGCTGCGCAGAATAGTGCGTACCATCATGTGACTTGGAGGAGCCACCACTGTATTGCCACTCAGGTCTGTAGTCTGACAGCTGGGATAGAACACACCAGCATAGTTGCTGGTTGCTGAATTACCGTCACCGTTGGGCTGACCCAATCCAGCATTGTTAGTAGCAAATGCCACCAAGCTGTTGCCATCTGGTCCAAGACGCATTGGTGTATCGCCCACAACAAACAATGTGTTGTTGCGCTCATTGCTGAGTGCAATCATGTTTGGTGTCAACTCTGGGTAAGCAGGTGTAGCAATAATGTTGAACTGTGTTTGTTCTTCACGTGCTGTTGCACTGGTGTCAATACCACTCTTCATTGCCTGAACAATCAGTTGACGTTGTGCCAGTCGACCTGACCACATGGCTCCGTTGTCTCGGTTGCCACTGGCTGTGAGCCATGTTGACTTTACTACTGGCAGTGTATCGTCTGGGAATGTGGTGCTGTTAAAGTAATTGCTTTGGAAGCTCTTGACGTTGTAACCGCTGCGGCGTGTGTTGAACAACAACATACCTTGTGGATACAGTGCTGGATCCGGTGCATCCAGATCCAGGTAGTCACTGGTCAACAAACTTTCAATTGTTGGGAAAGGATCAGCAATTGGATCAGTTGTACCGTTTCCAGCCCAACGTGCGTCTGTAAACAATATACCGTTTTCTGTGACTTGATCTGTAGTGTCAACTTCAACCCACTGATCTTGCCCACTCACCTGCTCCCAGCGATACAACTTGGGATAGTTTTCCAGATCACTGGTGTCAATCCACAAGTCACCATAGGCCAAAGGACTCTCAGCTGCATCAGTTTGAGTTGTCGGTGCTGTTGCAGCAATAATTGGACCAGCAGCATTGGTCAGACTCAAGTTGTATCCACGAACATCGTTTGTGACATTCTGGTATCCTTGCCATGTACCATTGTCTTGAATCAAGATGTCAGCATCACTCACGCTGCTGTAGTACCACAAGCGTCCAGCAGCTGGATCTTGATCAGGAGCTGTATTATCAGCACTGTAAGTAAACAATGGACTGGTTACCCAGTTACTGAGCAATAATCCACTATTAGATTGATTACTTTGTCTTACTCTGTTGTTGGCCAACGTAAATCCAGCTGTAGCAAGTGGTGATCCAGTACCACCAGTACCAAGGACTATTGTTCCACCAGCACTGTGAGTAAACACAATGTTTCCTGCACTGTTTATTGATGCAAACACATTGGGAATGTTGGCAGCACTAACGGCTGTCACAAAGTCAGATGCTGTGCCAGTTCCGCCAATGGTTACAGTTACTACCGAAGTAATAGTATTTTGTCCTGGCACAGTTGCAGCCAAGCCAAATGTATTGTTAGGTGTAAACGGTGTTCCAGTGCTGACCACAGCGGTTCCAGCAACTTCAGTTGCACCAAGAGCATATCTTTCTAACAACTCAAATGATAATGTGTCTAATGGAGTAGAATTGTGAAAGTTTGCATTATACAATGCATATGTTGCGCCAACTGGAATATTTTTGCCACCGCCCGAAGGATCTAGTGCATAAATGGCCGTTGCGTCGCCTGCATAGGCTGCACAATTTTGTGAAATAAACGTGCCCAACGCGGTGCTGTATTTCTTCATGCTGATGTTAAGACCATTGTTGGCTGTTGACAAGTTTTGCCAAACAGAACCAGTTGGGCGGCCACCATCAACGTCAGTGGTTCTCCAACGCGGACTTTGATAACTATAACCTGGCAAATAATCTGGTGCAGCATATGTTGCATCAGTCAAGCCAAGAGCTGTGAACAAGTTTGCTCCACCACTGGGTCCAGGCGCAATATTAATAATACCATTATTGGTCAATGTTGAACCATCGTTACCAGCGGTGCTGTCAGCATACAGGTATAGTTTACCGCTGACTGCTCTTGCTGTTACACCAGTAATATTAGCACTATTGATCACAGTAGCAAATGCAGTCACTGTACCAGTTCCCACAGTGACCAGTGTACCGTTGATCAACATGTTGTTGCCGGTGGTCAAGCTTGTGGGAGCATTTGCACTGACTATAGTGGGCCAAGCTGTTTTCCAATCGTTGCTGCCAACTAATACCCATGTATTGTCCCAACGCTTGTAATAGCCAAATACATACTCACCTTGAATAGTAATTGCATAGTCTCCAATACTGCCAATTGAATCAATCGGAGTTCCATCAGCAGCAGGATCTGATCCGTCGCCGCCTTCAACATCTGCTGAATCAGTTAGAACCAGAGGTACTTTGTTGGTAAATGTTGCAGTGGTTTGATTCCACTCAAAAATACCCCAGGTTGTAGTGCTGGTGTCTACCCAGTAATCACCGTTAGCAGGTGCGCCGACAGGACGACTCAAGCTAGCTGTAAGCTCTGTCAGATCAATATCTACTCGTTGAACATATGCACGGTTTGTGACTCCCAGGGCTGAATAAGCAGCAAGCAAGCCGTATTCATTGAGTTCATAACCGTTGATTGCAGTACCAGTTGTGGTATTGTAGAAGAATGGCACACCAAACGTGGCTGCCAGATCACGCTGACTGGTGATCAAATAAGTTTTATTGGCATTTGCAGCAAGTGTACCAGCAGCAACAGTGATACCGTCGCTGGATACTTTGTTTTGTGCTGTGGCAACTACAAAGTAGGGTACTGTGTTTACTGCTGAAGGGATGTATTGACTCTCGTCAATTACTATTACTTCTACGCCTGGTGAGTCTAGAGCCATGTTGTGGTTTCCTTTTCAAGTTGTAGATATTTATAGGTATATTCAAAAAAAGGTGTTCTACACTGCCCTTACTGTAAGGTCCGTGACTAAATATGCACATGCGACCCATTTGCCCAGCCTGTAATCAACGACCACGAGCAATCAACTGCTATCGAGATGATAAAGTGTACTATCGCAGCCGCTGCGAAACCTGTGTGAAAAAAAACAAAAAAATAAAGTCGCCTGTGCCCAGATGGCAACTCAGCGGATACAAGAAAAAACCCACATGTGATCGATGTGGGTTCAAGGCCAGGCATGCTTCCCAGCTATTGGTGTGTCATGTTGATGGGAATCTCAACAATTCTGAACTACGCAATCTCAAAACAATATGTCTAAACTGTGTAGCTGATCTAAAACGTTCAGATTCTACTTGGCGTCGGGGTGATCTCGAAGTAGATTCTTGACCTGTTCGTACAAGTCGTCTAGGGTGCCGTTGTTGTCCAGCACAGCGTCAAATTCAGTTCCAACCCAGCTATATTCGCTGGCATGAACTCCCATTTGATCTAGCTTGCTTTTACCAATGCTCCATGAACTATTTCCATTGGGGCCTCGGTTATAGGACACTGCTGCATCGTACCATTCAGGTTCGGGACCACGACGTACACGCACAACCATACCGCCAGCATTTTTAATAGATTTGATTTCGTTGGGAAATCTGCAATCACTGATCACAATGTCATCTAGGCTGTTGCGCAGTTTGTTTTCTAGGCTAGCAATCCAGATATCGTCGTGAAATCCTCGTCGACATACTTCTGTGCCCCACAATTGTAACATCAATCTTGGGGTCAGATTGGGCATATTCAACCGTTGTGCCCACCACGGATCCACTTGTTCTCGCCACTCCCGGGCTTGCTTGGTGCGCCCTTCTAGCATGGTTCTATCCCAGTCAAACACTTGTGCCACTGCATCTTTCAGTGTGTTGGCAAAACTTTCCCGTCGAAAGTGATGTAAATTTACCAGGTAATCTGCAACTGTATCTTTGCCAGTGCCAATGAATCCGCAAATTCCAATAATCATCGTAGTTCCTTGATATTTAGATGTTTGAGTGTGAGTTGCAGCATGTCAATTTGACGCTTGCAATCTTCTAGCGCATGGTGGCTGGTTGGGGGCTTGGGCAGATCAGGATACAGGCTATACACTGTTCTAGCATCGCGAACTTTGTAGAATTGCCAGGGTATGGGTTTGCCAAAACTTTTGTAGGCATGCTCGATAATGTTCATATCGTAGGTGGGACCGTTTGCCCAGATCAAATTACTTTGCCAAATAAATTTAGACAATTCGTCCAGTGCTTGATCCAATGGGATTCGATCTGTTTCGCCAAAAGCTTCTTGCCTTGCAGCTTCGGGCTGTGAGGCCCACCAATCAATTGTGTCTTGTTGTATGCTACGACTTTCTTGGCTTTCCAATGTGATCCTGGCATAGTAATGCCGAGCATGGTAACCTTGGCCAAGAGGGTCAAAGCTCTGAGCTGCAATAGTCAGGATTGTGGTGTCTGGTCCTGTGCCCAGGCCTTCGATATCGATCATTAAGTCTGCCATGTTGTAGTATAGCAGATTTTTTAGGAGTTGTGTAAGGTAGTTAACCAATTACCCAAGTTAACGGCTGCGAGGCATCCACATACATTTTGAGTTGCTCAATCAAATCTGTCATAGATTCTTTGGCTTCAGCTTTCATTGCTGCACCGTTGAGACTGCCACCGCCTTGTGGTCCTGCAATACTGGCAAACTTTTCACGTGCTTCACCAATGATCATTTTACAGTTGGCTACCATGTAGTCCTTGATCCATTGTTGAATTTGAAAGTCTTGCAGCAAATGAATTTCGGGTTTGAGCTGCCAGGTCCAAAGCAGCACATTTTCACCAGTGCCTTTGGGGTCACGGATCAACTGTAGCTTTTTGCTCACAGGGTTCCAGGTATAGTTCATGAAACCGCCGAACATACGTGCTGCAAGTTCAACATACTGGGTATAAAAATCATATGTGGCCAGGCCGCCGGCCACGTTGAAGTTCATAAGGTAAACGTTGATCGACGCTTGTGCAAATGGATCAAAGTTTGATGCAAACGGGCCTGTGGAGTTTCCGAACTGACGTCGAAATACTTGTTGCACTTGAACCACTTCTTGTGGCAGTGTATAAATGTTAACGTCCTGGATCAGTTCCATGAAGATGTAGGCTTCTTCATAGGCATTGGTGGCACGTTGACGATACGTGCCTATGGTTTTCTGGTAGGCAGCTTCGTAGTGCGCAGGATCCAGTTCAATATCAATAATTTGATCCGCTAACTGAAGCTTGACATATTCAATTAGGTTTTGCTTCAGTTGCGGTAGTGTATTTTCGCTCATCGGGGGAACTCCGTTCCCCCTTATTTACCAAGCTTTGAGGATGATCAAGTTCTCAGTGCCACGTCCGTTCCAGGGTGTTTCAGTAGTACTGAGCTCTTTGAACAGCTTGCGGGCCGCTGGTTTGCCCGCAATTGTAATAGCCTTTAGAGAGTCAGCTGGCTTTCGCAGAGTCTTTTGCTGAGTGTCTACTGTGCTGAATCCAATGATTGAATTTGACTTTACAGTAAATGCCTGAGCATGCGAGTCAGCAACAAGGTGAATCAACTTGCGTTTTTTGGTATCATACAGCCAAGCTTCTGATTTGTCCACAAGACTTGCAGCCGGCAAACCTTTGAGTTTGAGCTCTGCAAATTCTACAAGGTGCTTGAACTTTGCGGCACGTTTTTCTGGGGGCACTGCTTTGACTTTGCGGGGCTTGCGTTCCACTTTCTTGATCTGCACATAAGCACCGCAGTCAGAAATAACCAGTTCGCAGAATTTAATGACATTTCGAATCTGCACCTTGTTGAGATTGCTGTACGCTTCTACCAGTTGTGCATCTTTGCCTTCTTGCAGTGCTTCAAATTCCACAAGTTTGCGCTTCCAAATATCAGCAATCATGCTCACCATTTGGGGCACAACGTTCATGCCACGGATCAACATAATAGGTTGGTAGTCTGCATTGAGCTTGGCGCCGCCAGCAATAAACTCATCAAACAAGCCATCAAGTTCACCAGCACAGTCCCGGACTTTTTCGCGCAGTCGATCTTGAATAGTGATCTTGGGCACAACTTCTGCTTCTGTTGGCTCTACTTCTTCGTCTTGCTTTGTTGCAAGAATCTCTTGCAACATGGTATTCAGCTTGGCTTTTTCGCTGTCTTCCAGCTCTAGACCCACTAGACTCATGCGGCACAACCAACCTGTGGTGAGACGAATAGCAGAATCTGGAACTCCTTTAAGCAGTCGAACATCTGCTTTGCGATTGTGCTGTTCCAAGTAGTTTACAATCATGTCTCGCGCATCCTTCTTGCCATAGAAGTAATTGTACCATGAAAATGCTTTGCTCATGGCGCTGATGCGATTTTGTTCTGGCTGAATTGCCCAAGTGGGTTCTCCGCCAAGAATGTTTGTGTCTGCGCTACGTGGATTCAGCAGTTTGATAGTTTTCACAGGGGCTCCTTTTGCATCAATGTTGTAATTATAGCAGATCAGCTAATTTTGGTCAAGTCGGCACAAAGTAGTACTAAAGTAAGATCTGACTCGCGGCGAAATGTGATCCAGTAGGGCCTGCCAATATCACGATCATAACGACTGTTTCGTTCGCCGTAATAACTGTACCAGTCATGCTCACGCAACCAGCCGCCACCCTGCAACCGGGCTCGACAGACTTTTTCAATTGCTCGAATTTCGTCACTATAGCCATTGGCAAACCGCAGGGCCACTGTGTGCCCATGCTCTTTGAATTGACGGAATCTACGGTTTAACTTAACTACTTTCATGCCCAAATTATAGCACTTGCTGAATTATTGGTCAATGGTCCCATAAATACTAAACTATGCCACGTTTAAGCCTATACCGCCCAAATCGAACACGCGATTACCAGTTCCTGGATCGCACCATCTCCGAGATGTACACCGTTGGAGGGTTAGATATTTTTGTTCACAAGTACATGGGCCCACAAACTGGTGGCGAAGATTCAGCTTTTTCAGGCAATGCTGATGCTACTCAGCCAGTGTATGACGAGCTCAATCCCTTAAACATCCAAGACTTGCTGTTGCTGGAAAACCGTGATAGAATTTACGATCAAGATATCTATGTCATGCGTGGTGTTTATCAAAC